CATTTTCGTAGCCATTCACGCCTGGCTCGACAAGATAAACAAGACATCAGACCCCCAGTCCTTTACGGTATGGAAACAGCAGAGACGCCGTAGACATGGGAACCTCTGAAACGGACACCCCGACTACGACGCTTTCCCGGTTTTCGTATAGATGACCTGCTAGGGCCAGAATCCCCACGCGCATCAGATCAGTAATGACAATAGGATGCTCGCCTGCCTCCCCCTTTTCTACAGCAGTATCTAAGGACTCTTGATCCGCATATATATTGCGGTTCATATACTCAATAGCCCACAACTCTGCTGCACGGATATACGCATCTATTGGCTCGCCTTTCTCAACGCGCAGGTGCTCACGGGCAAGATCATCGTCAATTAAAGGGGTCATACAGCCCCCTTACAAAGAACGCTTCGTCTTGCTACCACCAGCCTTACTGGAGTTTGCACTCACGGGCACTAACTCAGCTTGAGCTGGATCTGCAACGGCCTCATCCTCTTTGGTCGCAGCATCGGCATTCACCACATCCGGATTCTGTTCCAACGTTCCAGACACGTCGCCCAGCTCAGCATCCAAGCCCCGTGCTTGATGACTGCCACCTACAGGATTATCAGCGGCAGTTAGCACCGGCTGCCCACCCTCGTTCGTAGCAGCACCAGGATCCGCCACGACCTGACCCTGATCCAATGCATCAGAGGTAGCGTCCCCCTCTGTATCCGAGCCGGCTACTTTCTGGCTTTCACCGTCAAAGCCATCAGTGGCAATCGATGTCACCAGCGGCGCACTCAACTCAACGTCACCTACCAACGAAACCAGTCCTTTTGCTTCCAGTAATCCACCAGCGCGATCTGAGACTTCAAATTCATCCCCCACCTTTCTGGATCCGCCATGGAAAAACGAGGCAATGGCTTTTACCTTCATGTCGATCTCCCAATACCAGAGGCGGCACCTATAAGATGCCGCCTCTGGCTTTATCAGCCTCCGGCGCCAGCGCCGGCATCCAGACCAGTGAAATTACCTTTCACAAACGCTTGTGGCCGGAACACTGTCACCGTCGATTGTTTCTCGCACAAGATCGTCACCATATTTTTGACAAAGTTGTCACGGTCCTGGTTGGACACAGTGATATTGGCCTCCTCACCATCCCAACCTTGGGCCCCCAACTTGAATGCACCTGTCAGAAACTGATTCAGGTCCATAGCAGGTGTCGCAACTACCGGACGACTCCACAGGCCTGGAACGGCCAATCCACGTGGCGTGGCGAAAAGATATTGTTTGTCATCGGTCTTCGTCAGCTCGATTGACGTCCAGTCAATTGGATTCAACACAATCCCATCGGCCTCATACTCGGCCAAAGTGACCTGCAGCATGGCAATACGCAGACGATCCAAGCGTGTCTCACCCTGAACCACTACACCCGGATTAGCGTAAGCAATGGCTTGCGTCAGGATGCCGTTCATATTCAGGCCCACGCCTGAGCCCTTCAGAATCTGCAGCTCTTCTTTCAGATCCAAGCCATACATGAGGCGGCCATTGATATACGTTTCCAATTGGCGAGCGTTACGCAGCACCTGTTTAGAAGCGCGAATGTGGTGTGCAATAGTGGCCACCTTTTCCGAATCAAGTTCAAACTTGATATCGGACTCGGGTTTCGGGTCGGTCGGGTTTTCCGCCACCACATCTGCGTTGTTGGTAAATAGAGTTTCACGAACAAACTCCACGCTACTGGAATCAGTCGGCCCCCAAGTGAGCAAATCACGAATAAACAGCCGCTGATTTGGCGTGGCCACAATACCTGGCACACGTGTTGGCTGGATCAGAGCTCCCGCAGAGTCATCCTCACGCGTGATGGCAGCCTTAACTGTAAAGCTGCCTTGCATGCTTGGATTGAAGCTCTTGAGCTCAGTCGATTCTGCAACGACCTGCCCAACGCTTTTCGCTTTAACAGGGACACCGCCCCCCTGCTCCAGCTTGGCGATCACTTGCATCGCAGCACGAAGGTCTGCCTGCAACTCCCCTTGTTGGGCCAAAAGCTCGTCAACTTGAGCCTTGGATGCTTCGGATAGTTGCTGATGCGCGCGAATATCTTTATCCGCCTTCTCGGCATGCGCCTTCAGTTGGTCATTGACCTTAACCAGGCTGGCGTTGATCGCCTTGATGTCATCATCAATTTGAGCCATGAATTTACCTTTATCAAATAATTAGAGTGAGAGATTCGGCCAATGCAGCCGAGCTACTTAAATCAGCCGATTCGCTCAGGCCGTGTCCGGTGGCATCGCGCCCACCGCCGCCAGCCGAATCACTCAGGCTGGACTTGAAATCATGAATAAGGCGCTGGGCCTCGCTTCGTGGTAGGCCGGAGGCCCGCATAGCGGCTTCGATACGGCGGACGGCACTGGCTTGAGCCCCACCCTCACCTTTGCCCACTCGGTCAGCAGCCAACAGTTCATCTGCGTAGCCTTGCTCAATAGCCTGTGCGCCACCGAACCAAGTTTCCCCATCCATTTGACGGCATACATCAGCAATGTCCTGACCGGTACGCGTGGCATAAATGTCAGCCATCGCCGCATCGAATGGTTCCATCCAATCAGCAATGTCACGTAGGTCATGGCGATTCCCCTGAGCAATCAACCAGCCGTTGTGAATCATAAAAAAACCAGCCCGAGCAATCTGGATAGTGTCGCCAGCCATGGCAATGACTGAAGCCGAAGACGCCGCCAATCCCAATACCTTGACGGTGATATGCCCCTGGTGCTCACGCAGGACGTTATAGATAGCCAGGCCTTCAAATAAATCACCTCCTGGGCTATTGATATAGACCGTCACTGGTCCATCTCCCATAGAGCGCAGAGCCGCTGCAATCCGTTTTGCAGTTACGCCCTCCCCGGTCCACCAGTCATAGCCGATCACGTCATAGATGCCGATAGTCCGTTCTTCCTGCTCATCTACGGCTGCCCGAACCCCAGCATCCCACCGATCAAGTGCGCGGGGTGACAGATACGAATTGACGGCAGCAGAAGGCCGTCCGGCCGGCGCTGCCGGCAAGCTCTTAATGCTCATAGTTTTCCTTCAGGTATCGGCTGTCGTGGCCGTCATGTCTTTCAACCAGGCCGCCACGGCATTGCGGGCGTTCTGATCTGCTGTGTTTGCACCCAAGCTATTTAGTGGCGCCAGTGCCGTTTGAACCGTTAGCACTGCCGCGTTACCACCCATCGGCGGCCGATCCTCAAGCTCTCGCACCTCATCGCGCGTCAGAATGCCGTTGTTCACCATCACGCTGTAGAACGCTGCTCGTGCTGCACTATCAGCACGCAGCAACCCTTCAACCGCAAACTTAGGGTAATAACGCAAGCGCTCTGTCGGGGTAAGCAGGTCTTTGGCAATGCTCTGCTCAAGACGCTTGAGCCATGGTCCTAGGGTGAATACCAAGAAGCCGATCATCTGCTGTTCGATCCCGGTCCCCCAACTGGTCGATTTGTCCGTATGCCCCACCATCCAAGGGGGTACGCGGAACCATCGACAGATCTCCTCAACACTGAATGCCCGTGACTCCAAAAGCTGTGCATCCTTCGGGTTGATCCCCAGCGTGCCCACTTCCATGTCCGCTTCCAAGATCGCAGGCTTGCCAGCATTCACTGCCCCCGAAAGCCGATCTTCGATAAACTCCCGCGCCTCTTTGCGCTGATCTGGCTTCATTACCCTGGGATACTTGAACCAGGTTGTCGGCATCAGGCCGCGCTTGAATGTCCCGCTCGCAGCTTCATCTGTCGCCAAAGCTGCACCAAATACCTGAGCACCATAGTGAATGACCGAAACGCCCGTTTTCCCATCCAAAGACCAGCCTGGAATTGTCCAGATCCGATCTGCCGGAATTATGCGCTGCCGACCATCTTCTTCGGTGTAGCGGTACTCCTTGGTGCCATCGCCTCTACGCGTAATCATCAGACGTCCCGGATAGAGGAACTGCAAACCCACAACGCGAGTCCCAACCATCAACTTCTCACATCGCGCATTGCCACGCAGTAGCATGGCGGCTACGACAGACTCCCAATGCACGGATGAAACCGTGTCGGCATTTGGCTGCATGCCTAAAATAAAATGTAGCGGGTGCTGCGGTGCAGGACGCTTCCCGTCTCGCGTACGCTCATGCATCCCCAAAGGCAACGTACCAATGGTTTCGGAGATCAAACGTACACACGCCCAAACCGCCGATAGACGCAGAATATTTTGATCATTGACGTTTACACCGGCAGTACTGGTAGCCCCGAGCCTGGCCCAGGCATCCACATCAGTTAGACCAAAAGGACCGCCAAGCCAGCCCAACACGGCAGCACGGATTCGGCCAACCTTTTGAGTTTTATGCTTCATCCTGTCCCCATGCTAGAAAAATAGTCACTCAGCCCGTTATCCCCGTCATCACTCAACGCCCTAGACATCGCCATAATCATGGCGACAGGGGCATCGATCTTGTTTTCCGGCTTCTCTTTTGTGGGATGCCGCAATCCAGAAAACTTGGACTCACGCATCACCACGTTACTCACCATCCAGGCCACCATAGGATTCGCGTCATGCCGCAGATCCTGTGTCAGAACCAAATTCTCAATCTCCACAATCGGCAATGTGAAACGCGCTGAAGTCTGCGGCATTTCGACCATCAGCAGCCCATCCTCATCTGCCAGTTTGGTAGCGAAGTAAGCTGCAAATTTCGGGTCATAGACCACCTCTTCAATCTGGTGCTGCGCCTGGAGACTTTTCAGGTCAGACCGGATCGCATCAAAGTCGGTCGCGTTGCCGGGAGTCACAATCAAGTGATCCGATTGCTCCCAACCATAAAAATGCCGATTCTCCGGTGCATGCGCCTGGTCCTCGTTCAGGTAGCACTTGAAAAACAAGTGATATTGACCGTCCCGCTTAAAGACGATGCACAACACCGCTATATCGCTTTTCTCTGCCAGGTCCAGGCCGATCCAGCACGACTCACCAACGAACCGCTCAAGATTGAGGTCTTCATCGCCGCAATCCGCCCAGGATTCGGCAGACAACCACATCGAACCGCCACGCAGCCAAATGTTTAAGCGTTTAGTCAAAAAGTTCGGTAGCTCAGTAGGTTGCCGCTTGGCTCGCTCGGCCAACGCTCGCAGCTGTGATTCGTATACAGAGACACCCAGGTTCGGATTCGCTTTCTGCCATTCGATGGGGTCATCCCATTTCTCGGGATCATCCACTGTGTAAATAATGACTAGCAGCTCGTCGTCGTGAAAAATGCCCTGTAGCACCTTCTGCGCATACTCATGCTGCGAGTATCCGAACGAAGACAGATCAAACCCTGCCGTCGTAATCTGCCAAATCATTGGCTGCTTACGTGCCCCCATCCCCGACTTGATGACGTCATAAATCTCACGGGTAGGATGTGCATGCACCTCGTCAAGCAGCCCAGCGTGCGGGTTCAAGCCGTCCATGGTGCGCGCGTCCCGTCCCAGTGGAACGAACTTGTCTGCCCTGCCTGGCCGTATGTCATACAGCTCATTGAGCCGAACGCCCACCGCACGGCGCAACTGTGGCGACGCCAGCACCATCCGCTCGGCCTCAGCATGCAGAATCTTGGCCTGGTCCATTTTGGTGGCTGCGCTGTATACCTCGGCACCGCCTTCACCATCGAAGACCATCAAGTACAGGCCGACGCCGGAGAGCTTCGTAGATTTGCCGTTCTTGCGCGGCACTTCCTCCCAGACCTCACGGAAACGCCGTGTCCCGTCTGTGCGCATCCATCCAAACGCCAGCGCAATCCAGAACTGCTGCCAATCCGACGGCACAAAGACTTGCCCGGCCCACTCTCCTTTGGAGTGACGCAGGAACAAGAAGGACTCCAGGGCATGCTGCGCCAGCTCGTCACTGAAGTACAGCCCGCGTGCGTGGCAGCTTTCCAGGTCGCGGTAATGCCGCTCCACCGCCAGGCGAATCCACTTGCAAACAACAATCTCTCCCGCCATCACTCGGCGGCCGTAGGCATCCCAGTCGAATGTCCTCATACCAAGCGCATTCCAGCTACTGTCTTGCGCTTGCGGTGCAGCTCAACCGGATCCTCGAACCCAGGCAATTGCCCCTGGGAGCCACCACTGGATCCGGAACTGATCGCTTTCTGAAAAGACGGAATGGTTAATGCGGCCTCTGGCAACCACTGCAGC